TAAATTCTAAACCTGTTAAGGCTGTATCTGTCCATACTAACACAAGGTTACCAGCTGCTAATCCACCGATGATCTCTGAACCGTTATTTATACGGATACTGCCAGCTGTATTTGTAGTTGATTCTGTCCAATCTGTTAGATCCTCATTAGCTGACCATCGAACTAACATAGGATCAAATGTTCCTGCTGAATCTGTTACTCCAAGACACATACCCTGTCTCGCTACTGGACTTACAAGAAACCCATTTGATTCTGCTGGCGCACCTGACACAAGTAAAGCTACATTGTCCAGACCATCTGTTTTATCCCATTCATATATCCCACCTTGTGGGTAAGGATTTATTACAAGATTTTCTCCAAAGTTATCCATAGACCATTCACGAATATCAAGAAGAATACCACTTTCTGACGCAGGGTCATCCCACGCTCTGTATGTAGAGACACTAACAGGAACAACATTCATAAAGATGTTAGTTCCTTTCCCTGCTCCTGTTCCTGTTGCTGTAGCACCAGTTACAATATGGAAAGAGTTTGTACTTATCACGCTTACCTGATACTGACCACTAACAGAAGTTATTCCTTCTAATCCTGCTCCGGGCCAGTTGCTTACCTTTACGTAACTTCCTGTTGCTCTATTGTGATCACTCACGCTAACAGTAATAGTTGTTTGACCAGTAACAAAATTAAACACGCTTGAGTAAGCAGTCATTGTAAATGGATCAGCTTCATACACATTAGCACCGTATCCTAATCCACCAGCTGCAACAGACGCTCCTGATCTTAAACGAACTGCATAAGTTGCTTTACCTTTACTTACACTTGTTGCATCCGCAGCACTTCCCACTACAAATACAAATGAATTAGGATCTATAACACTTACTTGATAGTCACCTCTAACTGAAGTAATTCCACCCGGATACGTACCTGCACCTGTTCCACCACTTGTAGGACTCCAAGCACTAACAGTAATAAATGAATTAGTAAATAAACCATGTGCGGATATACTGGCAGTTATGGCAGTTGATCCATCTGTTGTATTAAACGCACCTGTTACAGTTGTGAACCATGCATCTCTTGGTTGGGATACAGATACATCATAAGGAGTTATGTCGTAGAGTTGTCCACCGTAGTTTATGTAGGCTTTATGTTCAGTGGCAAAACCAATATATTCTTTACTGTCTAAAGCAGCCCATGTTTGGATCGCTCTACCTGTTCCTATAAAAGAAGATGTTAATCGTTTCTGCCATCCTCTTATACTTTCTGGTTTTCCATTTCTGAAACGAACACGATTCCCATCAAACCAGCCACCTTCAGCAGCGTACTCTGTAGACTCGCGCATGATACCCGGACGGAATTCATATTTTACTGTTCTTGTTTCAGTAGACATTTATATTAACTCGCAGTAAAATTCGATAACGCTGCTACGTCTATAGCCTTCAGTGTACCATCTGAACTAACATCCCTCACAAAATAAGTTAAAAGATCAACTGATCCAGCTGCTCCTGTTTTAGTAGGAGTTATTCCTCCCGGAAATTTCCATACACTGGTTGGGAAAGAGAAGGTGGAATTAGCAGCACTGGTTCCATTAACCAAATAGATGGCTCCTGTTTGTCCCACTAAGCCGTTTGTGGGAGTAGCTAAACTCACAGCTACTGCTCCTGCAACTGCACCACTTGCTTTAACATAAAAGAAATTAGTTTGTGATAAATCTATTGTCGTAGTAGCACTACATACAATCGTTGTCATAGCACACATGCTTCTTTTATTAACAGATACATCACCATTAAATGTAGCCACAGAAGCAAATGTTGTATGACCAGCTAAACTTGCTGGACCTGTTGCACTTAGATTTGTAATCAAACCGTTATTAAAACTTGTAGCACTTATAGAACTTTGAGTAATTCGTCCAAAGTTAAAAGAAGAATTACCAGCCGTTACACCAATTGAAACACTTTGTAAAAATGAACTATTTATTTGGTTATCTGTATCACCTACACTTGATGCATAAAAACCAGAGAATAAAGGAACAACTGTAGTAGGTGTAGCCAATAACCCCATTGTTGAATTTTTTGGAACATTTGATCCTACATTACCAGCGTTATAAACTTTAACTTTAAAGTTATTAGGATTACGGACGATGTACATCTTCCCACCCCAATCGACACCATCATTAGTTGCTGTAGTAAAAGTAGGAACAACTAAGTTAACAATGGAGGTTGCATCAGATCTTGTTCCAGTTAGTCCTAATACTGTTAGTCTTCCTGTATCCCCTCTTCCATTGTTTTGAGTAAGTGCGATAGTTGTTAGTGTTGAGAAATCTATATCACCAGTTATATTCGTACTGAATGCGTTATCCACCATATCAATGACGTTCTCATTAAGTATAGTTCCCCACGTATTTGCGTTTTCCCCTGCTCCTTGTTTAGCAAGAAGGAGAGTATTTGTATAACTAGTAGCCATTGTTACTGTGTTCCTTGTTGTAGATTATCTTGACCTCCAGCTGGATTTGCTGCTATTTCCATATCATCTCTTCTTGCTCTCCGTGCTTCATTATTTAAGAACACTGCTTCACGTTGATACATTTGATCCCAATATGCAGCTGCTGCTGGATTCTTCATCCAATACAATGCTTCTACCATACTCGCATAAAACAGAGCATTTGCACAGTACTCAGTAAAGTAGTTCTCTTCATTTGTAGCTGACGCTAAAGCTGCTGGTTGAGCAACATAAGACATTTCCACACTGTAAGCGGAAGCTGGTGCAGGTGCTATAAGTAATTGATTAGCTCCCCAGTTAGCATAGTAACGTGGGTATCCTACTGATGTTCTGTCAGGCCAGTAGTCATTTAAATAATCTTTACTTCTTAGAAGAAGCTGAGTTCTTTGTCCTGTCGATGTTGTAAAATTAACATTCCTAACAATAAGAGATCTATTAGGTACAGCTGGTTTAGCTAAGAAAGGATCTGCCTGTATAAAGAAACTCGTGGCAAAGTTTGTTAAACCCAACACATCTGTTTCTCGTGTTAGTCTGAGTTCTGCTCTGTCGATAAAAGAATCAACTGCTTCTGCAAATTCTGATCCATCATTTTCAGATGCATCTTTAATTCTTTTAACTAATACTGTGTATGTTAAAGCCATTTAATTATTGCTTTCTAATGTCCAAATAAACGTTCTTGTTGGCGGTGTTGTTAATAACCATACTCTCATATCTGCGCTAAAGCTTGCTTCTGCTCCTGTTAAAGAAACAGCCATGTTAGTTATATTAGTAAATGTACCTGCATTATAAGTAGCATTTGTTCCTGTTAAGCTTACATTATTTACATTAATAACGCTAAATGTATCAGCGTTGTATTTTGCTCCTGTTCCGTCTAAAGTTATACTTTGGTTGCCCTCAAGTATAAAATCACTAGCATTCCAATTAGAATCTGCACTTCCTAAACTTATACTAGCATTACCGTTAACACTAAATGTGTTAGAGTTCCATACTGCTTTTGTACCGCTTAAAGAAACAAATGCATTATGGACTTCACCTGCATAAGATGAAAAAGGTGCGGTACTGAAAGGTGACTCTCCGAACATCATGTAACTTTACTCTTCCAGTTCAGGCCAATCGAACAGTACCCCTGATTTCTTATCGTCTTTCCATACTACAAACAAAGCTATAAATGCATCCATATCTTTTGCATCTGTAATAGCTTTCTCCATCTCAGTAGCTTTAGTTCTTATAGCCGCTCTCCATGTAGCTATCTTAGTTGGTATGTCTGCACCTGTATCTGCTTTGCGAATAACAGCCCAATCTGTCATAGCCAGTAAAGAACCTTGTTGTTCTTTGACTTGTCTAATATAGTCAGAACGTATACCTTTTTTAGTTCTTCCATCTGTAGTAACATCATCTAAAGGTTTAGCTTTAATATCAGATATCCCACTTAAACCATTATCTATCCAGTTATAAAATCTACCATCTGGTTTAGCATCTAAAGTAATCTCTTCTATGTTCATAGATGCTTTATGCTCATCACTCCAGATGTGCCAATTAGATGGATGCTGTATTCCATTAGCATCTGTCCATGCCTTATTAGGTTTTATCTCTGTAGTTTTATTATATAAAAACATTTACCTTTTGTCCTATTTCTTCATATTAAATATAATTAAACAAAAAACAGCTACAACAGAACCAATAACAAGAATAGCACTTCCAATTGTTTCTAATATTTTATAAACACGTTGCTTAGATTTATTTTTCTTTCTTCTTGCATCTTCAACTTCTTTTTTATGTTGATCTATTCTTTCTTGTCTTTCTAATAATATATCATCCCATGTTGTTGAACCAAATCTAAGGTTAACCATTTGTCTTACTTTAAATAACTGTTCTTCAGCTAATCTTTCTTCTATAGTTTCTTTAGCAATAGCTCCTAATGAAAATTTATCAGCTGATTCTCCTAATGTTTTTCCTAAAAACTTATCCCATTTACTAGCTATAGGATGTGCTTTCTGTTTTACTTCTTTAGTGCCTTTAAATAAATTATCAATATCATCTGCAATAGATGAGATATCTTTAGCTGTTCCTATAGCTCCTTTAATTCCTTTAACTGCGCTATTTACTAATGCCAATCCTGCTAGTGTTTCTGCAACTACCATTATCTTCCAGCTATAATTCTACCATCAGTATCAATGATGGGCGTACCGATTGCCATGTATACATATGTAGCACTGTTTTCATTAAGGTAATAACTTGAACCCCTAGTTTTTACTCCACCAGTATCTATATCAATTATAGCCGCACCATGCGTTTGTTCTGCTGTATTAGCATCAGCTTCAAGAGCTTTAGTATTAACATTATACGGCAATCTTGATGTATCATAGATAGTCCAAGGGCTAGTACGACTA